TCCGCTGGGTCGCCCAAAGTCATGAGCCACAGCACCGGGGGCACCTTGAACCCCGGCATGAGTTCCAGCCGGATGCGGGCGTCAATCACCCCGCAGACAGCGGCCAACCCAGCGAACAAAGGGACCAAAGGGTCGCAGCCCACGCTTTCTGAAATCTCAGTGGATCGGGTCTTGAGAATGTGGGGCCACAGGGACAGGTCCATCTCGGGTGGCTTGGGCCGCAGGCCGTCAAGCACGTTGATCGGCTCCATGACCGGTGTCTCGACCTTGCTGAACAACTCGGACGCATCGGGTATGGGCCGCTGCCAGCCGTGGGACTTGGCAATGTGAAACAGGGTGCCCAGCTTGACCGCTGTGGCCTTGTCGGGTTTGAAGCTGATCCACTGCGTCAGAATCTCACGCTCACCGGGGTACTTGGTCTGGGCCGTGGCGCTCCACTCGTTCCACAGCGACAGAGACTGCTCAAGCTGGTCGGTCTGAGTGCCTGCCCAGTGCAGGGCCATGCCGATGCTGACCCACTCGTCCCGGGTGCAGTCAGCGGGCACAGCATCGAGGGCTTGCCTGATCTCCTCCCATGAGGCGTCAATCGAGCCGTCCGTGGCGATGGTGCGCTCTTGGTCCTGCGCCAGCATCCCACTCCACAGGTCCAGCAGGGCTTGGGGGATCACCGGCATCCGGGTCCAGTGGCCGTGGCCCGCCCAGTGGTAGGGCTGGCGTGTCTCGGGGTGGATCGACGGGGGCAGCACGTCCTGCACCGTGAGGCCGCTGACCGTGGCGCAGCGCAACTCGTAGGCCGTGATGCCGCTGTGCATGATCTTCTTCGATGGCAGCGCAGCGCCGAAGGGCATCGCGTACAGCAGCTTGCCGTGCCCGGGTTTGCCCGAGTTGATGACCACGGCGTCAGGCGCATCGTAGAGGGCTTGCAGGTCGATGCCGTGCTCGGCCAGCAGGCTGGTGGTCACGGTCCAGTTGTCGATGTCCAGCGCCATCGTGCCGCTGTACGCATGGGCCAAGCCGATGCCGTAGCCGTGAGGCAGGTCGCCTTGGGCCTTCAGGGCGTTCTGTTTGAGGTTCCAGCCCGGGGTGCGTGGCCCCTTGGTGTTGGCTGGGATGGGCACGAGTGACCATCCGTGTCTGATGTAGGCGTCAACTGACGCAGGATGAGATTGCACTGTCTGTGGCGCTGTCATAGAATGGACCCGTTGGTGATTGCAGTTGCCGACACTTCGTTCATTGAGCTTCTCCTTCAAAGCCCCGGTCTAACCACCGGGGCTTTTTCTTTTCCAAAAATAATTTCAAACCAGTTGCACAATCGTATCACAGTGGTGTACACTTGCGCCATCGGTCAAGGAAATTATTTATGACATCACCCAAATCCAAATCAGCGTTCATGACTGTCCGAGTGACAGACAAGACGCGCACCAAGTTTCATGAGAAAGCACGAAAGCTAGGGACACCAAGCGAAGTGCATCGTGAAATCGTCGAGGCGTTTGTTGAAGACCGCCTCACAATTCAACCCCCTGTAAACCGTAACCCTCTGGAGAAACTTTATGTCACTCGAACTCAAGATTGAAGCCCTGACTGCCGCTGTCACTGCCCTGACCGCACAACTGCAAGCTGGCAATGTAGCAGCACCCGCACCTGTTGCACCAGCACCAGCGCCTGTGGTACAAGCGGTCCCTGTTGCCGCTGCTCCTGCGCCAGTCGCAGCACCTGCACCCGTGGCCGCTGCTCCGGCCATGCCAGCGCCTCCCACATTCGCAGCCCCTGTGGCCGCACCTGCTGCCACTGGCGCACCGTTCTCTGACCCCAAGGGCTTGATCGACTATGTGATGGGTGCCTACAAGGCCCTCGGCCCACAAAAGGGTGCCCTGATCCAAGGCGTCTTGACTGGTCTGGGCTACCAGAACATCAACGATGTGAAGCCCGAGCACTACGGCGCTCTGCACACTGGCGTTGAAGCCTTGAAAGGTTGATCATGAAACGCTACATTGGAACCAAAATCGTCCACGCTGAAATAGCAGCGAGTCCAAAAGACGGAATCGAAGGTTACAAAGTCATCTGCGGTGACGGTTACGAATCGTGGTCGCCTAAGGATGTGTTCGAGGAGGCGTACCGTGAGTGTGCTTCCATGACCTTTGGTCTTGCACTGGAATGTTTGAAAAAGGGCATGCACGTATGCCGCGCAGGCTGGAACGGTAAGGGTATGTGGCTCGAACTGCAAACACCTGATGCCCACAGCAAGATGACGCTGCCCTACGTGTTCCTGAACTATCCAGCGGATGCACAAAATACACCCGGTGCTCGTGTGCCTTGGCTTGCAAGTCAGACTGATATGTTGGCCGAGGATTGGAAGATCGTCATATGAGCGATCACGCCAAGCTGTCCCCATCGAAGCGCAGCCGCTGGGCCTTGTGCCCCGGCAGCATTCGAGAGGAGGCCAAGTATCCTGACACCGGTAGCGGTCCCGCTGCTGCCGATGGCACACACTCGCACACGCTGCTTGAGCACTGCATCAAGAATGGCTTGTCGGACCCAATGGATCAGGTGGGGGAAACCTTCACCGATCACGAGGGTACGTTCAAGGTGGACGCTGACCGCGCAGCCCGGGTCAAGTCGGCCATCGAGTACATCCGTGATCGTTCAATGAACGGCCTGTTCCCGGTCATTTCCGAGCAACGGGTGGACCCCGAGTTCCTGCTGGGTCGCAAAGACCTGTCGGGCACCGTGGACTGCCAGATCATCGGCCCTGACTTCCTTGAGTTGATCGACTACAAGGACGGCATGGGTGTGGTGAGTGCCGAGGGCAACATGCAGCTTGAGCAGTACGCCTACGGTGTGCTGGCTGGCTACAAGCTGCCCGTCAACGGCAACTTCCCGTTTGACCGGGTGGTCATGACCATCATCCAGCCCAAGCTGGGGCTGAAGGGCATGAAGCCAATCACTTCACACGCTGTCACGGTGCGCTCTTTGTTGGACAACGCAGGTACAATCATTGTGCAAGCCGCTGCCACTGACAAACCAGATGCACCGCTTGTACCGGGTGAAAGTCAATGTAAATTCTGTCGTGCGAAAGGCTCTTGCGCCGCGCTGGCAGGTAACGTAATGAAGGAGGTAGGAATCATGTTCCAGCCAGTCGTAACCGAAACACTCGATGTCGCGCAGCAGTCTGCCGATAAAGACCCGGCCCAGATGGACGATGCCCAGATTCGTCAGATCATGGAAGCCGCACCCCTGATGCGCCAACTCCTCGAAGCTGTGGAAAAAGAAGCCATGCGCCGCATGGAGTTAGGCATCTCGATCCCCGGCCTCAAACTGGTCAACGGTCGCGGCTCCCGCGCTTGGGCACTGCCTGAAGCCGAGATGGCCGAGAAGCTGGTCAAGATGGGCATCCCCAAGGGCGCGATCTACGAAACCAAACTCGTCACACCCGCCAAGGCTGAGAAGCTGACGTGGGAGAAGAAAGACGGCACCAAGGTGACATTGACCGAGCGCCAACTCAAACGCATGGAGCAGGAGTACGTCAGCAAGCTGGCGGGCAAACTGACCGTGGTCCCTGAATCTGATGGCCGTCCGGCTGTCGTCATGAATGCTGCGCCGCTGTTTAGCGCAGTCGAGGCAGCACCCGCTGCCGAATCCCTGCCCTCGTGGCTTTCTTAAACTGGAGTAAATGTAATGTCTGAAATCATCTTTTTGTCGAACGTCCGTCTGTCCTTTCCCCACCTCGCTGAACCACAGCGCCAGATCAACGAGCAGACCGGCAAAGAACGCATCTCGTACAACTGCGAGTTCATCATGCCTGAGAGCCACCCCGGCTTCGCTCAGTTCATGGCCCGCTACGGTGCCTTGGCGCTGGAGAAGTGGAAGGAACACGCTCAAGCTGTCATGGGCATGATCCAGCAGGATCGCAAGACCCGCTGCTTCGGTCGTGGCGAGGAGAAGGTCAACAAGAAGACCTTCCAACCCTACGATGGCTACGCAGGTCATGTGTTCATCACCGCAGGCCGCGACACCGCGCCTCAGATGATCCAAGCCGATGGTCAGCCCATCGACCCCACCAACACGATGGCGTATCAGCAGTTGGCCCGCAAGATGTACGGCGGTTGCCGTGTCAACGCTGCGATCAAGCCTTGGCCGCAGGACAACAAGCATGGCCGTGGCATTCGATGCGACTTGATCGCTGTCCAGTTCGCCGCTGATGACACACCCTTCGGTGAAGGTGCTGTGGACGCCTCGGGCATGTTCGGTGCTGTGGCCGGTGCTCCCGCTGGCATGTTCGCACCTGCTGCTGCACCAGCGCCAGCAATGCCCGCCGCACCGTTTGGCGCACCCACGGGTCTGCCTTCGTTCTTCGGCCAGTAATTGAATCGGGGCCACTGCCTCTGGGGGTTCCCGGGGGACCGGCCAGTGGCCCCACCTACCCGGTAACCGTAATGAGTAACGATTATGTCTATGACTGCGAAACCTATCCCAACGTGTTCACGCTGGCAGTGGAACACGCAGAAGCACCTCTGCACTGGATGTTCGAGATCAGTGACCTACGCAACGACAGTCGTCAGATCGTTGAGTTCCTCCAGTTCCTCAAGGACACCGACTCACGCATGGTCGGCTTTAACAACTTGGGGTTCGATTACCCTGTGATCCATACCCTTGTTCGCATGGGTCAAAGTGATGCCAACACGCTGTACCAAAAGGCGATGGCGATCATCAACTCGCAAGATGAAGACGGCAGCAAGTGGATGCATATGGTCAAGCCCTCGGACCAGTTCGTGCAGCAGATCGACCTGTTCAAGATTCACCACTTCGACAACCGCGCCCGATCCACCAGCCTCAAGGTGCTGGAGTTCAACATGCGCAGCGACAGCATTGAAGACCTGCCGTTCCCCGTGGGCACCGTGCTCAACCGTGAGCAGATCGAAGTGCTCAAGTCCTACAACAAGCACGATGTGGCGCAGACCAAGGCGTTCTATCACCACACGCTTGACATGATCCACTTCCGTGAAGAACTGACGCGCAAGTACGCTCGGGACTTCATGAACCACAACGACACCAAGATCGGCAAAGACTACTTCACCATGAAGCTGGAAGAAGCCGGTGTCGCTTGCTACGACTTTGGCCCCAAGGGCCGCACACCCCGGCAGACTAAGCGCCCAGTGATCGCACTCAAGGACGCCATACTGCCGTGGATCAACTTCGAGCATCCTGAATTTAACCGGGTGATGAACTGGCTCAAGGCTCAGACTATCACTGAAACCAAGGGAGTGTTCAATGACCTCACCGCTGTCATCAACGGATTTACTTTTGTGTTTGGTCTGGGTGGCATTCACGGTTCAGTGGAATCCGAAGTCATCGAGTCTGACAGTGAATATGTCATTGTTGATCTTGATGTCACTTCTTACTATCCGAATTTGGCTATAACGAATGGGTTTCACCCGGCCCATCTCGGAAAAGAGTTTGTCAGCATCTACAAGCACCTGTTCGAGCAGCGCAAACAGTACCCCAAGAAGTCCGCAGAAAGCGCGATGCTGAAGCTGGCGCTGAACGGCGTCTATGGTGACAGCAACAACCAATTCTCGATCTTCTACGACCCGCTGTTCACCATGAGCATCACGCTCAACGGTCAACTGCTGCTGTGTCTGCTGGCCGAGGGGTTGATGCACATCCCCGGTCTGCGCTTGATCCAAGTGAACACTGACGGCCTGACAGTGCGTGTGCCCCGCAGCCACAAGATGCTGGTCGATCTGGCCCGCGCTGCATGGCAGTCACGCACCGGGTTGAACCTTGAAGAAGCTGTGTACAAGGCCATGATGGTGCGCGATGTCAACAACTACATCGGCGTGTTTGAGAACGGCAGCACCAAGCGTAAAGGCGCTTACGAGTACAAGATGGGCTGGCATCAGAACGCTGGTGGTCTTGTGATTGCCAAGGTGGCCGAGAAGGTGCTGGTCGAGGGTGCACCGATCCGCGAGACAGTTGAGCAGTGGCCCGACATCATGGACTTCATGCTGCGCACCAAGGTGCCCCGCAGCAGCCATCTAGCCATCGAGTGGGACAACCAACCGCCCCAAAAGATTCAGAACATCACGCGCTACTACATTTCCGAAGGCGGTGGCCGATTGTTCAAGTACATGCCGCCCATCAAGGGCAAGACCGAGTGGCGCAAGATTGGCGTCGAGTCGGGCTGGGGTGTGCAGGTATGCAACGACATCAATGATGCTGGCAAGTCGCCCGTCGATTTCGATTACTACGTCAGAGAAGTGGAGAAGCTATGTCTGGGTTTAGCGTAACTGAAATAACAACCGAAGAACTTGAGGAGTGGAACAGAATGACAGCACTGAGCAAACAAGTGGCCGGTAACCACTACAAAGACCAACCGATTCAACCAGTAGAGTACATCCACGCCAACGCGATTGGGTACTTTGAGG